TTGTCGCTTGGGAGCGAGATCAGATCAGTCTCCCGGATGGCTTGAGGGACTTCAGCCAAGAGTTTCGGGATCAGATCTCTCATCCGGTTCTCCCGGTCAATGATCGTAGCCTTGTCAATACATTGTTGATTGATGCATACCTCCGGAGCCGGGAAGGAAAGTTTCGCTCCTCCGACTTCCATCTCTCGCCCGGTGGTCTGCACTCCGCAGAAAATGCATTTGCCGTGGTTCATGAGAGCGAGTCCTCCCCGGATTGGTAATCGACTTTGATCTTCGCCTTGCCGGGGAAGATGCCGGGCTTCTTGAGCGGGAAGAGTCCCATCCAAGAGTTGCGGATGGACTGCTCGATGATCTCGACCGCATCTTTTTCATCGAGAGCCTGTTCGATGATGAACTTGATCTGCTTGGAACAGGCTGAAGCGGTCAACTTTGGCTTACGCTCCGCTCGATAAGCGATCCAATCAGCCCAAGCATCGGTGAAGAGATTGCCCGGCTTCCATCTGGATCCGGAGAAGATGGACTCCATGTTTTCCGGTAGCCCCCTTTGTCTCTTATCTTTTCTTTCTTCTATTCTTTCAGATGGGATACCGATTTTCGGTATGGGGGATACCGATTTTCGGTATGGTGGGGTTCCGATTTTTCGGTAGGGGGCTTTCAGAGCCATGCGATCAACAGTCTCGATGATCCTCCGACCTCCGGGCTCTTGATTGATCGAGATGAAGCCAAGCCGGGCAAGATTGCCGATGCATCCGGATACATGGTTCGATGAAATGCCGATCTGCGAAGCGAGCCGATCGTTACTCATCCAAAAGCCTTTCCCGGAGTCGAGAGCGGAGATCACTCCGAAGATGATCTTCTCCGAAAGGCTCAAGCCCGGCTCCTCGAGGATCTCAAGGGGGAGCCAGATCCCTGCGTAATCGCCTTTTGAGAGGGGGATGCCCTCCCGGGGGATGTCAGACATAGGGGTGGGGGTCAAATCGCCTCCTTGCCCCCTTTCCGGGGGCGGGAAGAGGGGTTAGGTGGGCTATCCGGGGTAGGATCCCCGGCAAAGGGGTTCCCTCCGGCATCGATCTGCCGGAAGGCGAAGCCCAAGAGCAGGGAGATGGCATCAGTCCGGGAGATGAACAGGCGTTCACTAAAGCCCGAGATCTTGGCATCGAGATCCGGGCGAAGCCGGAACTGTGACCATGATCGAGCAGGGATCTTGTCCCCGGGATCGCTCCCGGGAACTTGCGAGGCTTTGGGCTTCATGTCAGATCTTCGATCCGGTGATCTGGGCGAGGATCCACTTCCGGGAGACTCGCTTGATCTTCTCTCCGATCTTCGAGAGGTTGAAGTATTCTCGACCCTTCACCATGCAGGGCTTGAGCATACGAGCGACATTGCCATCCGGGAGCAGGATGTAATGCGTCCCGGGGATCGGGTAGTAAAGAGCCTTTGGAAGATGATCCGGGATCTCGAAAGCCTTGGGCTGATAGCCTTCGACCTCGATGATCTCGAAAGCCGGATCCGCTTCGTAAGCGAAGCCGGACTTCTGGATCTGCTCCGGGGTGAAGTGGGCGAGCATCAACTCGTAGTCATCCGTCTTCTCGTCCGGGGACTTCTTGCCGATGGCGATCCTGCCCTTCATGGGGCTCGAGAGGAAGCCATCTTGGTTGATGCGATAGGTACAGGCATACATCTCGTAGCCGAGATCTGCTTTGGTTTGGTTGGGTTCTTTCATGGGTGGGAAAGTCAAGAGTGGTAGATAAGGTGGATAGCGATGTAGCCCTGCTCACGATCGATGTCACTCCTTGGGTTCAAATACTTCTCCAGCGAGAGCCGGAAGATCTGGGCATCATCGACAACGAGTCCGACCTTGCTCATGCAATCGATCACGGACTTCGCCATGTTGTCAACATCCGGGCGAGTGGTCTTCGGGATCTTCTTGGAGCCGGGCTTCGTAGATTGAAGCGGGGAAAAGAAGAAGCCGATCCAACAAGTGACCGGGAGATCTCGATCCGGGGTCTTGAAGTTCGGATCGATCGAGGCGATCTGCTTTCGCATCTGGATCATCAAGGCGTTCTCAAATTGCCGGAGCGAGCCCTTCTGATACTTGGCTACGAACATCCGACCATCTTTGGTCTTCACTACTCGTCCGGCTGATTGAGAGGTAGCCCGGATCGGCTCGATCCATAGAGGGAGGAAGAGCGATCGAGGAGTCCGCTTCATGAGTGAGTGTAGCCATCCGGCTCGATCACCATGTACATCATCATCCCGGATCCTCCGATCACTTGGATCGCAACGGCTTTCTCTCCCGGGAGATGTTGGAAGTTCTCAAAGTTGAGAGTCCATCCCCGCTCCTTGAGTTTGAAGAGGGCTTCGATCTGGCTGATCGAAAGTTCAAAGGTCTGCCGGATCTGATTGTAGTTCATGCGAGGTGATGCTTGATCTGTTGAGAGATGGAGTCCCAGCCATAGGGAAGCCGGAGCCGGATCGACTCATCCTTGGCGGCTTCTTCCGCTTCGGCTTCGCAGAAGTAAGTCCCGACATGATCGAGATGCTGACCGATCGAGTTGCAAATGATCACGCTCAAGGAGCCGTCCCGGGCGTACCCCGGGGAGATCATGATGTAGGCGGGAGTAAGGTTCATCGGTTGAGATTGGCTTCGAGGAAGCGGATGATCTCCTCTTGGGCGTAGCACTCGGCTTGGGCTTCTTCGAGTTCCCAATCCATGTGGCTCTTGACGCTGATCTCTTTCCATTGAGCCCGGGCAACCTTGAGATTGTATCGGGCTTCTTTGAGAAGGGCTCGGATGGTAGGCTTGTCCATGATCAAGAGTTCCAGAGGGTGACATCGGCTTCCTTGGCACTCTCGAGCCGGAAGTGGAGATCGAAGGAGTGCTGTTCAGCGGCAGGAGATCCGAAGACCCCTTGCTGTTTCTCCCGGAGATCGAGGAGATGCTTCTTGTAGGCTTCAGCCGACTTGATGAGGGCATCAAGACGCTGGGCGAGGATGGTCATGTTCTTGGCTTCGTTACTCATGGCTTTGGATGTTGGGATGAAGGGTTAGGCTTTGTCTCCCATGATCAGAGCCCAGATCTCCTCCGTCTGGTTTTCGATCCAGCACATCCGGGATACCCAATCGGAGGTCTGCTCCGTGGCTTCGATGATCATCTTGCCGATCAGATGGCGAGCGATCCGGGAGCGATCGAAGGAAGTCATCCGGTGGATGTAGAAGAGGGTAATGCCCTTTTCGGCTTCGCTCATCTCGCTCCAAGCCTTCGGGAGAGTCTCCGGCATCTCGGAGGCGTAAGGCTGGTTGATCTCGATGATCCGCTTGCAGTCAGCGATCCGGGCGTTGAGACGCTCATCGAGCATCTTGGCGTTCTTTCGGCAGGCTTCTTCGTAGGTCATGGCTTTGGGTGTTGGGATTGGGATGGGATGGATGGGAGATGGATTAGCGGGAGGCGAGGATCTCTTGGGCGAGCGTCTCGCCCATCTGATCGTGATCGCAGAGATCACCCTGTCCGAGAGCGGTTCCGAGGCTCATGATGCCGGAGATCGTGTTGGCGAGGGAGGCTTGAACCTTGGCGTAAAGTTCCGTCTTCTTGGCGAGATCGAGATGATCGGCTTTGTCGATCTTCTTGAGCAGGGCTTTCGTCTTGGTGAAAGCCTTGATCAGAGAGGACATCTCCTTGATCTCCGAGGCGAACTGCTTGGCGGTGTGATAGACTTCGGGCTGATTGATCTGTTTCATGGTAGGATGGGCTGTTAGGTGAAAGGTGGGGAGGGATGGGGATCTTGTCAATACTTATTACTTGGTGATCGAGGAGTGGAGTTCGATGATCGCCTTGCGACCAGCCCGGAGATTGGCGATGGCTCCCTGTTCCCGGTGATAAGGGGAGGCAACGGAGAGGGCTTCCGTGATCGCTCCTTCAGCCACTTCGAGGCACTTGAGGACATTGGCGATCGCTTCCGATCGGCACTCCGGCAGATGATGCTTCGAGGCGAAGTTGGCTTCGACAAGGGCTTCGGAGATGCACTCTTCGGCTTCGATCACTTTGAGCCAGAGTTCGCCCTGTCCTTTGAACAGGAAGGCGAGATCGATGCATCGGTGGATACGCTGGAGGTTCCAGAGGATCGAGGAGGCTTGGGAGGAGGAGATGTTGATCATGGATGTATTGGGTACTCCGATACTCTGGGGGATCCTTCCCCATGATACAACACCTATTTACCAGCCCCCTATTTGCCCCGCTTTTATTGGGCTTTCGTGAAGATCCGCTTCCCCAGCCAGATCAGTCCCATCAATCCGGATAGCCCGATCAGCCCGATCATGAGCAGATCGAAAGCCGGGGAGCCCCAAAAGAAACCGAGCGATCCGATCCCGGCTCCGATGGCGATCAAGCCGATCGCATTGGGCTTTGAGCCGAAGATGAAGAGAGCGACTCCGGCAAGAGTGATCAGTCCTCCGACTCCGGCAAAGATCAACAGCACCTTGGTCTTCCGCTCCTCTTCGATCTGCATCTTCATCCGGGAGATCTCTGCTTCAGCCTTCGCTCGATCCTCCGCTCGCTGGGCTTCCACCTTCGCCCACATCTCGTCAATCTTCTTCTGCATCTTGTCGGCTTCCTCGAGAGCCTTTGCGTAAGCCTTCTCGTCTGACTTCTCTGATCGATCCTTCGCTTCCTTGAGATCTGCCGGAGTCGGTCGAGGTAAGTTCGCTTCTGCGATCGTCAGTTCCTTCTCAACGACTCCCGGCTTCCCGGCTTTGTTGGCATCCATCGCCACCTTCACCGAAGCACTCGCCTTGCCAGCGGCTTGATCATTTGCATCCGCATACTTCTCGACCACCTCTTCGGACTTCTTCGATGGAGGATTGATCTCCTCCGGCTTCTTGCTCGAGGAGCATCCGCAGATCAGCAGAGCGAGGATCAGTAGTAGGTAGTTCATTTGTAGAGTCGGTACATCCGGAAGAACATCGCCAGCCCGATCATCATCGAGAGGGCAGAGAAGGAGATGATCAGCGAGTCGTAGAAGCGGATCCTTTCATCGATCGCCCGGGCATCCTCATCGACCAGCCGGATAGCAGTCTCCGCATTCTCGAGTTTCTTGGATAGATCAGCCGAGTCCGACTTGATGCCGGCATCGGTGATCAAGAGGACATAAAAGTTCGGATCCTTCATCGCTCGCTTGGTATCCTCGATCGCCTGTTGGAGTTTCTCACGGCTTGCCCGGAGATCGGAGGATAGCCCGAGCCCGATCTGACCGAAGATCAGACAGAGGATCATGAAGCCGGTGATCCCGAAGATCACCCCTCGCTCACTTCTGCTTTCGTTTCTTGGGTCGGGCATTGGATCCTTTCTTTGCCTCACTCACCTTGGCATCTGCCTTGGCTTTGATCCAGCGAAGAAGTCCATCGAGGATCTCGGGAGCCGCCATCCCGGAGATGCCGTAGCATCCCGCCTTAATCTGCCCAGCCATCTCCGCATCCCGGATGGCATACCATACCGACATGGCGGTAATGAAGGCGGCTACAGTATGACGGATCGCTTTGCCGATCGTCATCCCCTCCTCCGGGCGAAGGAGAAGCCGGGCGATCATCCCTCCGGCTCCGACAAATCCGGTCAGCCAACCGCCAGACTTGAAAGCCTCAAGGACGGCTTGCACATCGTCCGGCTTCTTGAGGCTCTCAAGTGGAGGGCTCACTTCTGGAACAGGGACTTGATCTTGTCGATGATCTGCCCGGCAACGCTGGCGTTGTTTCGGAAGCAGAGGGCTCCAGCGATGAAGCCGATGATGAGTGCGAGTAGATAGGTCATGGGAAATTAAGCCGGGCGAAGTCCGATCCGGTAGTTCACGCCATTAATGGTCACGATCGCATCGAGCGTGTCGGGTCCTCCGGTGTGAGCCGCAGTGCTATTGATCGAGAATGCCGGACCGGATCCATTGGAGAAGGTATCTGCCTTCACATTGCCGACCACTTCGACCTTCGAGGTGGAGGTATATCCGGTAGCAACTCCGATGCCCACATTGCCGGAGGCATCGACCACAAGGGCAGAAGTATCCGGGGTGTTTTGGTCCTCAACCAGCAGGGCGTTGCCCGTTCCAAGTTGCGTGATGCGTAGGGCGGCATTTACAGTCCCGACTGTGGTCTGAATAATCTGCGGTGCGGTGTAGGTGTTTGAAGTGTTGGTATTAGCAACAACCTTTTGCGTCCCTGCGGCGTCCCTGTAATTGATGTTGGTGGCAATCCAGATGTCCCCCGCAACAGAGGTGGTCGGAGCAGTCCCTACGCCAAGGTTGAGAGAAGCCGAGCCAGCCGTAGGTGCGGCCATGTTAACCTTCCCATTGAAAGTCCCGCCAGCGAAAGGCATAAACTCATCAACAACAGCCTGTCCTGTGATGTAGCCTTGGTTTAGAACCCATTGCTCTGATGCGATCGTATTAAGTCCTCCCGCTTGGTACTTAAACTTCGATGCATCACGCCAGAAGTCTCCATCCTCCGGCTGGCTCGGAACACCACCACCAGAAGGGAAATTAAGTCGGGCAGAGTAGAAGCCTCCCTCCCCTGCCTCGACAACACCACCAATGATGAGTCTGCCGATAGAGCCGTCCCAAGAGATGTCGGTAGTTAGATTGGTGAGCGAAGGAGGAGGAGCAGAAGTGAGATAGCCCTGCGACTGCACCCAAGTCTCCGAAGCAAAGCCTTGAGATTGAACCCAAGACTCCGAAGCATAACCAGTCAGAGCAGACGAAGTGATGTAGTCTTGCGAAGTAACCCAAGACTCGGTCGCATACCCGGTGAGATCCGGGGTGGTGGTCGCAGTCGTTAGAGTAGTTCCATCTCCGAAGGCGATGCCGAAGCCGGAGGAGAAGATGATGTTGCCATCATGGATCGCCAACTTGTGAGCCGAGTTATTAGCCAAGCCACCTCCAATGCCAGCCCTGCCGGAGATCGTAAGATTGCCGGAGATTGCTCCACCGGAAAGAGCGAGCCGATCTTCGACATCATCGATGGTAGCGAATGGATTGCCACCGCTCGGGGAAGAAGCCCCATCGATTGCATCGACAACAGTCGAGCCATCAATCGTCACGCCAAGGTTCTGCCAGATAATGTCCTGCGTGGCATCACTTGGAGCCGAGGCGATATCCTTCCGGACGTATCGGTTATTAGCCACGCCTTCAGAGAGCGGAGGAGTTAGATCGAGAGGAGCAACCGAGCCCTCATCGATGAGATCGGCAACGATCGAGCAAGCGGTCTGGAGGATCGTAGTCTCTCCGGTGGACTCCGATACCATGATCTCAAGGACGGCAGTACCGGACTCCCGGGCATTTAGGAACTCATGGATCTGAACAGTATTGAGGGAGAGGAAGCCTTCAACCCCGAGCCAACCGATCAAGCCGGAGCCATCTGCCGTGAGAGAATTAGCGGAGGAGATCGAGATGTCCCAAGAGTAAGTGCCGGACTTGATCACCGATGCATCGGTCTGGATCGTGGCAGGGAGGGCATTGAGAACATCCGTAGAAGTCGCATTGACCGAGATCCCCGGGGACTCAAGAGTTCCGTTCGAGTTAGTGCCGGAGATGTAGAATGATCCTCCTGCCGGATTGGGAGCAATCGAGATCCGGTACACTTTCTTTGAGCCAATCGTAGCAAGCAAAGTCGAAGTCAGAACCGGATTGCCCATAGCCGTAAAGGTCTGGAGGAAAGCGACCGGGCTCTGCTGAAGGTGGAGCAATACCTTTTGAACATCTCCGACCACTTGCCCGACAAGGATCACTTGCGAGGAGGGGAAGAGTTCATCCGGATCGGAGGTCAGCGGATCATGAGTGTTGCCGGAGTTCCAAGTGAGGAGAAAGGCATCCCCGGCTGTCTCGACCGAGATCCCACCTTCGGTATCCACATCGGGGATGCCATTCAAAGCAGTCTCAAGAGCGGAAGCCGAGGCGTTGAAAGGGATCTCCGCAGAGGCAATACCCTTGTAGCCGATCTTGAAAGTCCCGGCAGTCGGCTGGGACTCGAGCCGTCCGATGCCCATCTTGAGGGTCGCACCAGCCGGGATACTGATCTCCTCCCGGTTCGAGCCGTTCCTCCGGAGAAGATGGACTTCGACTTTAGCCGTATCCCCTTGGATGAAGACCGGGCTCTTCGCTTGGGCTCCAGAGGTAAAGGACTCAAGCAACTTACCGCTTTCGTACTCGATCCAAAAAGTGTGGGAGGAGAGGGACATCATAGGGGGCATACTGTCCCACCCCTTCCGGGCTTACTCCCGGTTGTAATAAGCGGCAGGAGTAACAGTCTCCTGTATCTCGCTCCAATCATACTCTATGTAGGTCGTAGTGATCTTGGTCAGCACCCGATAGTAGGTGGTAGACTCCGGATTATCATCGAAGTAGTACCTGTTAAACTCTCTTACTTCGTACGACCAATCGTAGCCGTACTTCTGCTCTCCGTCTCTGAAAGTGCCGCCTCCCCTGCCGGGATGCACATAGCCCCTATCGATCAGTTCTTCTTCTGAAAGATCTGCTCTTGAGTCGAAGCGATGCTTCCCCTCCTCGTAGTCATCCGGCAGGGTGTGATTGATCTCTTCGGATGTCTCTTCTCTTTCGATCTCCGTGATCTCCCCGGCATCTCCGTTCCTCCAAAAAGTATCCGGCTGACCGAAGATAGGGTAAGGCGTAGTGGGCGGGATGATCTCGAACTCTTGCTCTGTCTTGTAGGTGATCTTCTTGATGTTCTTGAAATTAAAAGTAACCCCTTTGAATGGGATGTGATCCTCCCATCTCGGACCAATTACAACAGTGGTAATAACTCCGGCATACTTCTTTCTGTGTTCCTTCTCATGATCTCGATCAATCTCCTCCTCCCAAAACTCCGGAGGATGAAAGTACCCTTGCACAAATTGATCAATACTAAGCCCGATATTTCCATTGCCCTGCAAACTACCAATGAAGTTAAGGTTGTGATAAAAGTTTCCTCCCCCTTCTTCTTGATGCCAATTCTCAAAACCCGGGACAGTAGCATACCCAAGGATCTCGACTTCTGTTTCCGAACCCGGCTTGTACAAAGTCGGCAAGGGTCGATAGCCGCTCAAGTGGAAAGGCATGATCGCAAAAGGACGCTCGATCTCGAACATCATACCCGGGAGAAGTAATAGAAAGCCGAGTTCGGTTCCGTAAGTTTTCTTCGCTCTGCCCAGACGGATCCTCCGATGAGTTGATTGAGTCTCCAACTTACCTTCTCCTCGCTACTCACGATCTTCGTAAGAGAAGCAAGGGCGAGATAGCCATGAGCGTCTGTATCTTGAGTCGCTTGGCTATCGATGATCACCTCGACAGTCGCTTGAATTGGGAAGCGTTTGTTCTTTTCCCCGGTGCATTTGACCACGACCATGTAATTCTTGGATGATCCGGAGGGGAGGTTTAAGGTCGGAGCCGGATCCTCATCGAGTTTCTTTCCACCCATGGTCGGCACAACATTATTCACCGAGCCAGCCTTCACCTTGATCTTATCTCCTTCGATCGAGACACCGAATGGAGGGAGGACGATGGGCTGTCTGCGAGGCTGGGTCGGATCGATCAAGGTTCCTCCCGGAGTCTTGCGAGCGAGTAAGCCGGATCCATGAATGCCCGGCTGATTGGATCTCATCGAGTTCCACATTTGGTTAAGCATACCGCTATCGATTGCTTTCATCCCCGGCTTAAAAGGACCGGGCGTTCCAGAGCCATTGCTAATCGCCATGACTTATGAGGCAGAGCCTCCGGCTTGGCTATCCGGGTAAATCTCCTCGAGCCAACCAAGAGCCCCGCCCATGGTAAGATCGTAAGAGACTTTGTAGACAGTTCCAAAGGCTTCGCAAGAAGCAGAGGAGAGGAGGAAGTTTCGCTGAAGTAATTTACCTTGAACCAACTCGACTGTGTAGGGCTTGAGAGCCGAAGCGACAGCCGCTTTTGCCCAAACCGGGATCAGATCAACGCCTCCGAAGTTTCCGGTCTTGGAAGATTTGCCCACCGCACCGATCACCTTATCAACTGTGCCGATGTCCTTCGTGAAGAACTCGCCCTTCATCGCCACCCCGGGATTGTAAAAGTTCTTCACCCCGGCAAATCGGTTCTTCTCTGACATCGTACCAAGCCCGGAAGATGGCGGGTAAGTGTGATTGGCAAAGGTAGCGAACTCGGAGAAGACTCCCTTCGCATCATCGGAGGTCACTTGGTTCGTCTGCGGATCAACGAAGACGGCTCCATTCATGGGCTTCGATGGCTTGCCTCCGATCTTCTTCTCGAAGTTAGGGTGCGTCTCGATCGGATCAGTCGAAGAAGATGCGGAGATCGACAACTTGATCTCTGTCATGTCTCCCTGTTCGATCCCGCAGTAGTCGGCTTTGCACTCGAGCATCCCGCCTTCGGTCTTGGTAGTCTCCACTCGATAGCAGAACAGTCGGCTATCCCGGATGTGGGGTTCATTCTTTACCGGGAGATTGCCGGCATTGTCCTGCGATCCTCGAAAGACTACTGAAGACTCAAGCAAGCCGAAGCCATCGTTCTTGATCGCCCATCCCTTCTGTAAGAAAAGGGTAGACATAGCATCTCCGTAAGACTTCCCGGTGAACTCCCGGTAGCCTCCGGATGCGGTGGCACTTCCTGTCGATGCAGAGTCTGGCATAAAGATTTAGAGGTAGTCTCCGGCATGACCGGGATAGCCTCCGGTAGTCATCGGAGTTCCATCTTTGTTCAAGCCGTAGTATTCAAGGATCTCGTTCGTAAGGTTCTGGGCTTCGAGTTGCTTCTTCGCAATGTCGACTTGCTGTTGAGAGATGCTCGGACCGGCAACGAGTCCACCACCACCGACCGCTTGTATCGCTTGGACTGCGATGCCCTTTTCCTTTGAGCCCTTTGCCTTGTTCTCATCGGTCAAGCCCTCGATGTCTCGACCCTTCTTCGTAGCGACCTTTTCCTTTGAGGACTTCTTGCCAATCAAAGCACCAGCCATGTCACCAAGATCAGAGAGGTGATTGCTCATGTCCTCTCGAGCCCGATCCTTTGCCTTTTCCATCCGATCACGATGAGCATCGAGTGCATCAATACTCTTTTGAGTTTCAGTAGTATCCAGCCCGAACATCTTTTTGAAAGACATCCAAGCGAACATCATCCCCTTTACAGTGTAAAGGAAGCCGGAGTACAGACCCAAGAAAACATAAGCCAGAGCCTTCGCCACCAAGCCAAAGCCTGTGACGATGGTTCCGATAAGCAGGACGATCCACATCCCGGCAACCTTTGCTCCCTCAACGATCGTGTTGAACTGATCATCGAGGATGTCGGCTTGCTCGATCTGGGCATCAGTCATGACAGTCGCATCCTCAAACATCTTCCGGAGTTCCTCATCCGATTTGCTCAAGAGGGTAGCCATCGTTTCCCCGGAGCGTCCGAGCATATCGTAAAGAGCGAGCAGGACTTCACCTTTGTTGGAAGCCCCATCCAATCCGGCAGAGATCTGGAAGAAAGCATCGGTAGCGGTCAGCGTCCCATTACGGAGAGCGACAAGATCGATGCCCATCTTCTCGAGCATCTCCGCTTTCTTCGGATCGACTGCTCCTTCAGCCATCGCCTTGTTGAGTTGCTTCATCAACTTTGCGATCTCGCCCATCTCGATCCCGGCTTTCTTGCCGACAAAGGCAAGACGCTGAAGGGCATCAGCACTTACTCCGTATCTCTCCGACAAGTCCGCAACATTAGCGGCTTGATTGAAGCCTTCCCGCATGAGGTTCAAAGTCTCGAGAGCGATAGCGACCGGACCAAGAGCGGAAAGTAAAGATCCCCGGATGGCAGAGCCATACGATTGAGCATAGCCAGCGGCTCCAGCCATGCCGGACTTGAACTTTTTGGCATCGAGCCCAAGGACTACGGAAAGAACGCTCATGGTCTGGAGGAGTTAAGTTGTTCTTCGAGGTCGGTATCCATGATGTCGATCTCAATACCTTCGGTGATACCGATCGTAGTGTAGAGCCAGACAACTTGAGCCTCCGGCAGACTCAAGACTTCCTCCACACTCATGCCTCGCTTGACCATCGTGCCGATCAAGAGGGCTCGCCAATCAAGACCCCGGGGATCCCCGGCTCTCTGGCTCTCCGGCTTCTTGAACACCAGCGGATACGAGGCTCCCTCTTCGAGATGGACTCGGATCCCGGCAAGGTTGTAATCGAAGTATTCCTTCGAGCGATGCATGAGCCAAGATCGGAGGATGTCTCCGATGGTCGGCTCGCTTAAACATTCATCTACGGATCGACCGCTCAAGACGATTGAGGCAACGATGAGATCCTTCGGGAAGATCGTCTCTTTGCCGGGCGTGACGAAGGGAGACTCCATCGCCTCCAAGATCATCCGATGCCGGATCGAGAAAGGCTGAAGAGTCCTCCCAAGCACCTTGCGAGTGCGTGAGGGAAGAAAGGCGGTGGCAAAGCGTTTATCCACCGGAGGTGTTTTAGATTAACCAGCCAGCGAGATGCCTTCGTAAGCCGAGCCCTTGACCGAGACTTTCTGGAAGCCCTTGGCTTCGCCACGATGCTCGAGTTCCTTGATGATGTAGGTGCGACCCTTGTAGGAAATGTTCGTGCCGAGTTCGTTCAGAGATCCGGTAGCCTTGAGAGTGCCTTCGAGGGAGAGTTCAAACTCCTTGTCATCGAGACGCATGGCAACTCGCTTGCCGTTCTCGTCTTCAACGAAAGCCTCGATGCCGAACTTTTCAGTCAGCGAGAAGGAGGTGACAGTGATCGGAACCGCAGAGGTAGGATCAACACCCCAGATGTAAGCAGTACCGCCTTTTTCGATTGCAGCCATGATGAATGTGGCGAGCCGTCCCGCCTCAAGCGATGGCTCCTACCATGGCGATCTGGTATGATAGGACATTGCCGAAGTCATTGTCCTCCTTGCCCTCCTCATCTCCGGTGATCCAGAGATCGTACATGATCCCTTCGACTGCCGGATCCCAGAGATCGGAGATCGCTTCGACATCCCGGAGCAGAGACTTCACGGCTTCGACCTCTGCTTTGTGGGCATCCTCATCAAGATCTTGAGCGGAGGCGATCACCATGACCTTGAGATCGACCAAGTAGTTCTCATCGCAATCCGGGATATCGGGGTTCGCCCGGATGCCTTGAGCGTAGACGATCACGCAAGGGGTGGACTTCTCCTCGTTCGTCTGACCCTTGAGAACCGGGTAGGTCAACAAAGTGCTATCCGCAAGGTAGCCGGAGATGATCTGTTCGCATACTGCTTTGGCATTCATGGTAAAGTTATTTGATAGTCTTTCGGGTAAGGCTGGAGATGTAAGATTTGATCTTTGCCCGGAGGTTCTTTTCACGAAGGTCAAAAGCCCGTTGAACAGTATTGAACTTACGAGCGAGATCAAAGGTGTTGCCCAGAGAGTTCCGCATGATGGCGGTCGGATTGTAGAGATCGGTCAGCCGATTGGATCCTCCTCCGGTTCCGCTATGCCGGGTGATCCAGAGCGGGACATCCGGGACTCCCTTCCCGGTGATCTGTATCACGGCTTGGTTCCAGCCACCCTTCATGCGACCGATCCGCTCGAGAGCCGGGAGCCCGGCTTTGTTGATCGAGTCGTAGTCGCTGACATAGTAGACCACTTTCTGCTGACCAGCCATGATGCGTCCCATCGTTCGGAAGTTTCCTCTTACGCCATAGGTAGCCGCTCCGGTCGTTCTCCTCTGGATCGTATTGTTTGCCGGGGACTTATTCTTGAACATCTGTTGCATCCGGAAGAAGCCCTTGAGCGGATCTTTGTCCCGGTAGAAGGATTGCATCAAAGCGGACTTCGCTCCTCCCGCCTTATTGCGATAGCGGAGTTTTTCTTTGCGGACTTGTTGGAAGATGTCGAAGCGATCCCGCTTTGCGATCTCGATCGAGGGGATCTGCCACATCGGCTTAAAGACTAACTGCGTCTCCCGGAGGATCCGCTTCTTTGAATTGTTGTAAGCCGCCAGCGATAGACCTTTGCCACCTCCGGGAGCGAAGGGTG